ATAGTGAAAACGCTTCTTCATTCATCCTTTTTCTTTATTTAAAAACCGCTAAAAGCTCCATCAGGGTTATTGATTGTTTTGAAATCTTCATTAAACTCTTGTCCGAAGAATATAGTATCAGTTTGTCCCATTCCTTTAATTTGGTTGGTTTGGTCTGTGATATCTTGTGAAGCAAATACACTCACACTTTCATCACTTAATGCATCAAGAGCTGCCGCTATAGAATCAGCATCATCACTTTCATATGTTGCAATTACTTTACCATCAGGGTCTTTGATTTCACCACCATCTACTGTATATCCGGGCAATCTTAGCTCTACTAATAAATTAGTAAGCCTATCATCTACATTGTCTTCATCCCTAGCCATTTCAGCAGGGTCGTATTCTGCAGTTGCTGTATTCACAACTGCTCTTTCATAAGTTTGAGCAGGTGACTCACCTTGTTGCTTGACTGTTTTAGTTCTTCCTATTCCTGTTTCGTTAAATGAAGTTCTTTCTCTAAATTCTGCATCAGTTTCATTTTTAAGTCTTGGTATATTAAAGCCTTGATTTAAAACATCTCCAACATTGTCAGTAATTTTAACTTTATTGATAAGCTCTGTGACAAACTCTCTCATATTTTTAAGCTGACCACCTTCTGTCTTGAAGCTAACAGTTTCTGTTGTTCCGTCAGCAAACTGTACTCTTACACCTTTGGAAGTTCTATCTATATAGTTTATAATCAATGAAGGGTCTTTAGTGTCTTTGTTGAGGTCTTTCACAAAACCAAGGGTCGACTCAATACCTGCATTATCATCATAATATAATTTTGTCAACTCTGTATATGCCTTTTGTGAAGACTCTCTATTCACTTTGTCTTGGGTTTTGAAACCTCTTCTACTTGTTGAAGTAGTTATTTCTTTATTTATTGAAGCATCTATTTGTCCTTTGATATGTTCTTTTGCTGCCTCTTTTTGTTTATCAGTCAAATCAGGTACGCCTCTAGCGGATTTTGATGTATCAATAAATATTATACCTTCTTTACCTTTGTCGTTAGGGTCTTTACTAAAAGTATATGGTTTACCGTTGGGAGCCGTCAAGCCTTCGTCAGTTAAAATAGATACAACATCCCATTCATTGACCATAAATCTTGCTGTGGTTTCATCTCTCCATTGTTGGTATAATTTTATTTCTTCAGCATCACCATACTTGCCACCTTGGGACCTAGTCTTTATTAAGTATTCTAAATCCCCCTCACCACCATACTGCATTTTTAGTGAATCTATTATACCAAGTCTTGACTTGTCATCTACGATAGCTTTTTGTAAATCAAAATTATCATATTGAGAATTTAGTGCGGCAGTCATTTGATTGACAGTCATAAATTGATTTGGGTCTCCATCCATTTTTCCATCTTCCCAATGACCAATAGAAACCATGCCATTGTTTTGATTAATCAATGCTTTTGTGTTTTGGATATTATAAAGACCTCCTATTTGGTCCATCTCCCAACCTTCATATGCTTGAGATAAACCATTTTTTTGCCTTTCCATTTTGAGCTTGTATACTTCTTCGTATTTTTTAGCCATGCCATACACCTTGTCTGTTGAACTATTAAGGTTGGCTGCTATTAAAGAGTATTGTCTAGGTTGTAAAAGACCGGCTTTTAATGCACGATTAGCTGCTAACATAGTAGCTGAACCATCAGCAGCAAATTGAGCTGCAAACTCATTTGCTTCAGTATAAGTACCTGAAGGAGCATTAGCAAGTCGTTCTTGCATTTCACGAGCCGCTTTATCAAGCTCGTCTTTTTTTGCTTGTCTTCCTGCAATTTCCGCTTGTAGAGTATCTGTAAAGACTGATGCGACTGCAGACCAATCAATTTGACTGTCGACTTGTCTATCCACATATCCGTAACCTGTGCTCATATTATATGCCTAATATTTTAGCTATTTCTTCGTTGGTCATCATAACTTCTTTGAACTCTCCTGTTTCTTTGCCATCATCATCAAGAATTGGAACTTGTTTCATAAACCTTTTTTCTCCTGACCTTTTAGCTTGTGCTATTGTTAATTGTCTTTCCGTTTGTGCCGGATTTTTTGGGTCAGCAACACCTAATCCTTGTTGTAGATTATACATCTCTAAGAAACTTCTACCTTTCAAGTTTGCTCTTTGAGTATCACTTAAGCTTTTATCAAATTTTCTAAATGCTCTATTGTCTAAAGTTGATATCAAATCTTGATTGGTTGGGTCTACACTCTTTTGTATTTTTTTACCAAATATACCGGGTAAAAATTTTCCTTCTCTTACAGTAAAGTCAACATTACCACTATCTTTTAAGGCTTGTGTTTGGTCTGCACTAAGGTATTGACTTCCGATAGCTTGTTGTTGAGCATCGAGATTTTGTGAATAAAGAGGAATTATCTGAGCTGCTGATGTTAAAGCATTAGCTGCTCCTTGAATCCCCTGCGTCATTGCTTGATTACTTAATGCTTCTTGATTTGCAGCTTGAGCTTGAAATCCTTGAACCTCACCTAAGTCTAGTTGGACATTGAGGTCTCTTAGCCTAGCATCTTCCTCAGCAACCAACTTATCTAGGTTTGACATCTCCTTACCCATTTGAGTTCTTATTTGTCCTTGTGCTGCATCTTGAGCAACTTCTAATCTTCCGGCAGTAGCAGCGATACCTCTTTGGTCTCCTTCTCTTGCGGCTTCTAATGCTGTTGCTCCTTGTTGAAGTGCTGCTTCACGAGCTAATTCATAAGGCTCTTTTTGTATTGCTAATTCATCTAGATAGTTAATCTCTAGTCTTTTTCTTGCTAAACGCAGAGCTTCTGCAGCTTTACTTTCAGCGTCTCTTGCAGCTCTTTTGGCTTTACCTGCTTGAGCAAAAGAAAGACCTGCTCCGGTAGCACCAATTCCTGCACTTACTATTGCCGCTATTCCGGCTGCTCCTAATCCTGACATAATTCTAAAGCTTTATTTATAATTTCTTTTGGCAGTTCCACAAATGAATCTGCGTAAATTTCTTTTTCTGCATCCTCCACATTGTCTGCGTCTGTTTTATAAACACAAATCCAAGTGGTATCTTCATGTATGTAAAACACTCTTTGAGTTCCTATTTGAGTAAAAACCGTATAAGGTGCTTCAATATTTTTTACTTCACCTTCATCATTTAAATATGAAAGCTTACCCTTTACTAAAAAAGAAGGGTGTTGTTGTTTATGAATAAAAGAAACACATATATGCCCTTGGGGCATAAATATCTCTCTTGTATATAAACCACCTTCAAAATGATGTTTTAATGGGTAGTATTTTTTCATTAACTTTTCTTGCGGCTCACCTATTTTATGAGTAGCCGTTCCATCTACAGAGCTTATCAAGTGTTTAAATGCCTCTATCTTTTCCCATAATAATCCACGGTGATGATGTACTGCATTTAAAATCTGTTCAGGTCTATAAGTTTTTTTTCTTTTAGTCAAAGATAATACACCCATATTAATTACAAAGATACTAAAATTAAGGAAAAGATTTCATGACCTCTGATTCTACCACAAATAACTCTGATGCCGTATTGGCTTCTATCTCTAATTGAAATATGCCATAATGTCCGAGTATTCCATGTGATTCAGCGACAGGATTCTTTAGTGTAAAGAAAAATGACCCAATCTGTATAGGAAGGGGTGCTGTTGGTTGGGGTGCAGGGTATGTTCCTGCGTTGGTGCTATTAACAATGATACCTGCAAGAGGTGAGCCTGTAAATGATGAATCCATTGCAGTTCCTACTAGCGTTCCTAAGAAAATAATATCAGCTCCATCTTTAAAATAAACAAAGTCACCCAAGTTATATAAACTCCCCAATGGTTTATCTATATCAAATAATATAAATATAGCAGCAGGGTCTGTTTGGTCTGTATCTATGCTTTGACCAATACCATTTATACTTCTTAAATTTAAATTTGCACCCACCGGTATGGATGCACTTGCACCAACACCACCTGTAGGGCTGTTGCTTCTTAAGAATGCAAACCATGCTCCTTCTTTTTTTACAAAGTAATCTGCGTCTATTTCTCCATATATCTGTATGTCTGATGTAAACTTTGCAGACCACGCATCATCTCCCTCTAAGTTTAGGGTTTTGAATATTTTATTTTCTAGCGGTTGGTCATTAAATACACTTTCAATTTGAGCCGGAAACTGTTCTCCATAGTATTCATTCCTAGTGTTGTTGGTGTTATGCCTATATAGATTTCCATTTTTAAATGTATACAAGAACTGATTCATACCAATAATGTAATCAGGGTTGTAAGAATAGAAAGATGGAAAACCTTGCGAGTCCTCACTATATGTAATTGTTCTTTTAAATTCTTCGGTTATGGGAGTATAAGTTGGCATATTAACAAGGAGTATAAGAAGTTATTACATGGTTTTGGTCTATATCAATCAATGCAGTTGATGCACCTAGATTTATAACATAATCATTTCCGGGTGGAAATCCTATTTCGCCATTTGCATCGGAAAAAGCAAATTCGTTTATTGCAGGGCTACCCGGTGTTCCACTTATGTTTGGTGCTGCGTAAACTGTATCAGGGAAAGAAGCTACACTACAATCTGAATTAGGTGCAGAAATAGGAGTTGGCGTTAATGCCACAGGACAATTGACTGTTGCGTTCCAAAGAGTACCGGCTCCCAAAGGGGGTCCAAACACTCTAAGTGTTAAAGTGTTAAAGCCAACAGTTATTCTTGGAATGACTATTGTGACAAAGCCGGGTCCTGTTGGTGTTGTTAAATTTACATCTGCACTTGAACCTGTCACTACTCCATTTGTATTTGTAGGTGTAGCCGGAAAGTTTCCATTGGCATCTGCTAAATAAAAATCTTGCCCCGTATATCCTCCTGAGTTTAGTGTGGGACCGATAGTACCTGCTCCGCTTGAACTGCTTGACCCTAAGAAATTATATGTGCTCCCACTACCAACAAAGCCAAATTGAGGACTTGTAGCAGTATTGAAAACTTGATTACCAAAAACACAACTAATTGCATCAACCACATTTTGAGGGTTAAAGTAAACTATGATAGCACCTAAATCTGTGCCTAGACCATAAGATACTTCATAAAGCCCTTCATCGCCATTAAAGCTCAACGCACTTCCACATGGAGTCACACACGAAGGACACGCTACTACAGGACCTAAAATACCATTTATTTGTTGTCTATAGTTTACTGAATCAGAATACCAACCGTCTGCTGCGGCAGTTGTTAAAGTAGCGTCTGTAAAAACGGTTGTGCTAGTTTCTAATGTTGGTCCGTCTAAAAAAAATGTTCCTAATGTTGCCATAATTATATTATTATTCCGGTGTTATACATCCGCAATTTAAGAATGTTGTTGTTAAATTTTGGAATCCACCACCTATATTTCCTTGTAATATTGAATCAGCTCTCATACAAACAGTATTTGAGGACCCTCCGGTAATTGTAATGGTGCTTTGATTACCCTGACAATCTAAATATCCAAATGTGATATCCTCTGCTTGTCCATTAAATAAATCATAAGTACCACACGCAGCACTACAAGTACCAAAAGCAAAAGATTGAGCTACCTCTGTGGCTGCTGCATTTGTTGTTCCAACTACCTCGTAAATACACCCTGCGTTACCACTACCTGCTAATGTTACGAAATCACCAATAGCAACTACAGATAAAGGTATATTATTTTGTGCTACAAGACTTACTATTTCAGATGTAATTCCATTTGTCTTATATACATCACACCTCTCTACTCTCAGATTTAATGCAGCACATCCACAATCTGTGTATTGAATTGAAGGGTTTCCTTGGTCAACAGATATAACTCTCGCACAATAAACTCTTTCTTCGTTTGCAGGTATTTCCTCAGTAAATACAGTTCCTGAGGAATCTTGTACCGTCACTATTGCATCGTCTACACCATCAGCTTGTACCGCATAGGTTCCGGCACTTTGATTACAGCTTGTTTGACTTACTATAATATTGTTGACAGTATGTGTTGATGCGTCAGGAGTTTCTGTCCCTACTCTGTACTCACAATCATTGCTCACACCTGTTATGGTTACAAATGTATTGAGTGTCACGCCTATGGTGGGTGGTATAATTACCGAGTCAGGACTTCCGGATGTGTTAGTTATAACGACTGAACCTGAAGTATATTTTCTACAAAGGGTAGCTACTCTATTTGAAGGTGTATCACCTGAAGAACATCCACAACAAGCATCAGTTGCATCGCTTGAAGAATAACATAACTCAGCTTCAGTTGGGTCTCTATAGTCATATATTAAATATAAATTAGAGTCGTTTGATGTAGGCATAGTAAATTGTCCTTCGAATTGATTTCCACCCCCTGTTATATTTGGTATATCATTAGCGGCTGCTAATAAATTAGCAATATCTGTAGGTGTGTTTAAATAAGTAGTGCCTGTTCTTAAAAACTTAAATGAGTTGCTATTTATATTAAAGGTGAAATCATCACCCAAGGCAGGTATCTTATTACTAATAATTTTTACTGTTGCTCCATCTGCCGGTGCTATGTTTCCTCCTTGTGCACCTTGCACAGAAGAAAACTGAGAAACTATTAATCCTGTTCCTGATTGAAACTCTATTTGTTCTGACTGTAATGCACTCAAGAAAGTGGTATCGTTCCATCTGTATTCATCATGTATAAATTTACCTGCTTCATTGTCGCTAGTAATTGCCACTTGTACTACATTCATTTGCACCGCATCAGGACAAAATACCGTCAGGTTTATATCAATAGGCTGACCCGTTAGCGTTCCCGCTTTTTCAACCGTAACTTTTAGTAAGTTTTGATTTACAAAACTTTTATTAAATGTCAAAGCATAAGAACCGTCTGCATTTATAATTTGATTGAAAACTTGAGGACCTGAAGGGGAAGGGTATATACCTGTAATTTCTACTTCTTCACCTGCTTGTAATCCTGCAACTGTAAAGTCCACCTCAACATTTCCAATATCAAAACCTAAGTTATATAAAAATTCTTCTGATATGTTTTTGCCTAAAGTAAAACTTTGTGTGATACCACATGGTATCTCTACTTGAGGGACAGGTATTTGTGTGGTTGTATTACTTAATACATATTCATCCATATAGGGGTCATAACCACCTAACTTAAATGTATTAAAGTTATTTATAAATAAATCTCTAAAATAAGAACGCATCCCTGTTTCAGATATTACTTGTAAAGTTTCGTTTTGTGCCGAACTTCCTTTAAGTTGTAATACAGCTCCTCGTTTTGCATCAGTAAAAAATTTATCCGCACCCCACTTTGCAAAACTTTCAGGATTGTTGCTATTCCCATAATCTTCTATTCGAGCTATTTGTGTTCCTAAAACCTGTGGTACTGATGTTACAGCACCCCCTCCTGTTGAATCACTTAATAAGTTTTTGCCCTGTAAAACATAAGATATTTTATCCTCTTGTAACACGAGAATATCAGTAGCTCTTCCATCCATCAGAGATATAGGACCATACTCATCTTCTAGTGTTTTGAAATTAAGAAGTCCTAAATTAAACTCATTGAGTTTATTGACATTGGTTTCAGCATTAAATACACCACTATAGGTTATATCAGCAAAACGATGTGCTAATTCAAATTCTTTCTCGGATGTGCTTGTTGTTCTGTTACCTAGTTCCAATGGTTTACCTACTATAGAATCTCTTATCTTGCTGCTTTCAACCCCATTTCCAAAGGTGTAACAATTAAAAAAGTCTGTATCTATAATAGCATTTTGATTTGCGGTTTGTGATTGTACATTACCCTCGTGTGTTCCGTCAGGAAATACACTAAATGTATCTGCACTTTCATACCAAAGGTCAGGAGCTGCATCTTGTGGAACAGTTTCAAACACAACCAAAGTGTTCCTACGAATTAGTGTCATGCTAATTTTTAAGTTCACTCTTCTGTTTTTGTTTTCACCACAGGATTTACTACTCCTAACAGCGAATATAAGTTGACCCTGCTCTGAACCTGCACCTTGTCTTGTCCATCCAATAGCCACTGTAGAAACACCACAGCCCAATCCGCTTACAGGTCCGTTTTGTAAAGCTTGGTTTGGAAATATTAATTCAGGTGGGGAGTCGTTAGTATCTGTTCGTGCACTTTGTGCTGAAACCATGGCTCCATAAATATTCTGAGCAATAAAAAAATCATATACATTTGCATAATCTTGAGATGCCGTCACGGTAACATCTGTTAAATATTCTACTAATTCACACTTATCACCACTTCCTCCGTTTCTTTTATTATCTATTGTAACTCTTAAAGTTGAACCTGCAGGTATATCTAAATCTATTCTTTCATAAGTTGTAGGGTCAGTAGGAAGATATGGTTGCACAGGAGTGTCAGGGTTATCTATACTACCTATCTTTAGTCCTAGAATTACACATTCAGGTGGACCTAAGAAACCGTCTCTTTGAGCACTTCCCTTGGCACTATCTTCTTGAAAAGGATTATCACCTGATGCAGTTGTAAACTGATTGGTTCGTAATCTCATATATGTTCCTGCAGGAATACCGGGCAACTCATTACCCTGTTGGTCAAAACCACCAATAGGATTTCCTGCATCATCAAGTGGGGGTGGATTAATAAAGTTACTTGCCTTCGCCTCTTTAGACAACACCTTTACTCTCGTACATCGAGTTATTGGTCCATCAGTATCAGCCTTTACAATAAGCTCATCTCCTTCTTCTATCTTTCTACTATTTTCACCCTCTAGTAAAAACCATGTAGAACCTAAAGTGACATCCTCAAAAAACAAGTTTGAGTATATAATGTCATAATTTTCTTTATCAGGCTTAATGCAAAACTTATAATACTTCGCCCATGGAGGAGCTATTTGAGCAGGAGGTATTTCTACTTGTATTTTATTTTGACTTACTGAACTTCCACAGGGGAAATATTCATTATTATTTTCACTAACTAAGGCTGTAGTAGCCCTAGAAAATTCATCTAAATATATTATACCTATTTCATATCCCCTGTTGCTATGAAGACTTGTTGCGTTTGCTATCTTAGTAAAATCCGCAGTAGCAAGACTTATACTTTGATACTCATAAGATACATTGCTTGGGTTAGTAGTATCGGTATATTCAAGTGCATTAAGTTGTATTTTAATAATATTAGGAGTTGCCTGAGAAGCGATAATTTTAAATCCTTCGCCCAATCCATCTACACCACTTCCTGATTTATCATATGCAGTATTATTAGCCGTATCATTTAAAGTGTTCAATGCGTCACAATTGTATTGGTCAGTTAATGAGGTTCCATTACACGAGTCTGCAAAGTTTGCTTCTACTGCAGATATAGCGTCAATAAATTCTTGAGAATTTGCCATGGTAAAAGCGTCATTATAACTCGCAGGAAGTAAGAATGTAAAATCAATCGCTATATTATCATTTGTTTCTGTTAATGTGTCACTTGTAAAGTCAGCATGAGATAAATCTGCATCTACTGTAAATGCGGCTCCTTGAACCAAATCTACTGTTGAAAAATCTAAAACTAAAACACTATTAGGTATTTGCTCTCCTTGGGCAGTTGGGTCTATATTATAAGTTCCTGTATCAAAGGTTACAGTTAGTGATTCGTTGTCTACTAACTCACTAACGGAGTTTGTAAAATATTCTAGCTTTACAGGAGAACCAAATTCATCTACGACATCATTACCATCAAAATAGTTTCCATACATCAATCTGTTACCCATAAGAGTTTGAGCCTTGGCTTTCAATGGCACATTGTCAAATGTCCTGAATATCTCTGTGTCGGGTAAAACTTGAAATACTTTACTGTTACTAAATGTATATGTTTCTGTTGAGTTGTCCGGCAAACCTAAGTCTTCTTTATTAAAAGACTCTATGACTTTAATCACATTCGTGCTGTTGTCCTTAAACAAAAGGTCTACTCCAACAACTAGCGGTCCACCTGTATTGTATTCAATTCTAACTATGTTTGCAGAATTTAACATACCCCCGTTTAAGAAAGTGTCAAACTCAAAATTAAAAGGACCGGGTATAAAAGCCGGAGGAGAGAATGGAGATGTTGCAGAAAATGCATTGTCTGCATACCTATATCTATAAGCAAAAGATAAGAACCTATCTTCCATATAGTTGTTTGGTGAATTAGATGGTAACGGTGATATAGCCGGGGCAAAAGCCGGGGGTTTTTTTATAACAAGTATATCCTCTGCAGAAAATTGGTCTACATTTAAAACAGGGTTAGGATAGTTTTTGGTGGTGCTTATAAATCTAGGTGGATTAAAGTTGTCGGTAAAGAATAATAAATTCTCAATAAGATTGACTCCTAATACTAATTCTTTTTCATCAAAATTTAATGTGGTATTTATTCCGCCTCCGTCATCAATACTTACTATATGATATACAAGTAAGTTATTTGTAGCATCAAAAGATACTATCATATCGCACTTGCCGGTAGCACCTACAGGAAAATTTGGGTCATGGACAAACCAATAAAGAATTTCGTTTTCTCCATTTTCAAACGCCCCTATGCATTTAGCGTCAGAAGATAAAGGTGTGTTGTTAAATGATAGGGTGGTAAGTTGTTCGTTGCCTTTTGCTAGTTCAACTGCTCCAATCTCTGTAACTTCAGTAGAACCTAAACGAACATTGACAGCATCTATATACTGACCATTGGGCAAGAGTCTCTCATCAAGACCTTTGTTCATCTTACCTGCTACAAAATTTCTAGTTAGATTCGCCATTCTACTTTATCCATTTATCTCTACCCCTTAGATTCATTAATAATCTACCGGGATGTATATTGCTAATTCTTATTTTGGCATTTCTCAACAAAGCACTTTTTCTTTTTCTTGACCTGTTGACTATGTATTCTTGTACACCTAATTTTGAACTTAAAATAGCAAATTCGATATATGCATAAATATATTCTTCAAATAATTTGTTTACTGTAATTTTGGAATTATCTCCTTGCTCCATGCCGTCAGAAATATACTCAAGAACACATTTTTCTCCTGCCATACCTGAACTAAAATTAATCACTCCACCTTTATTATCTATGCTAAATGTAGGGTTTGCGTTTGCAGTTTCTGTATTCAATCCAAATCGAGAACCTATAGTGTAATCAAAATACCAATAACCATCACAACAATATCCTTCGTACCCATAAAATATGCTATTTTTATTTAGATAAATACTTTTTAAACCACCTGTAATTCTTTCCAAATCTAAATTTGAGTTTTCAGGTTTTAATATATTACCATCATGGTCAAATAAAATTCTACATTTATCATCCTGTAAATATGCACCTGCATAGTTGGTTTGAATGTTTTCTGTTAAAGGGTAGAGTAATCCGTTTTTAAAACAAGATATTCGTACCCAATTTACATAATCCTGTGGAAGTACAAATCGCATCTCTTTACAAACATCTAGTTCTAATATTTTAACTTCTTTGAATGCGTCATAATTTAATTCCTGTATTGCTCTTTTTGCATGAAATAAAATCTTATATCTTTCTTCGTTATTAACCAAAGAATGATTACCTGCATACATCAATTCAAAATTAGTTATGATGTCTTGTAAGCTTACATATTGATAAGACCCCCAATTAGCATTCTCAGGAAGATTTCCTCCGTTTTCGTAATATTGATATGGTGTGATATATGACATAATTTATCTTTCTTGTTGGTCCTCCAAAGCCTCTTGTTGCTGCCCAAACTGCACAGCTTGTATTTCTCTAATTGACATTCCTGAAAATTGTAATATTTTACTTATCAAAGTAGGTTCGTCATCAAGTGGTAATTCAAAGTCTTGATAGTCTGCAGCCGTTTGGTCAAACACCGGCTCTCCACCCGACAAGTTTATATATGTCCAAACAGGGTCTTTTGGGAATCGAATATACTGACAAGTTAAATCACCTGCATTATTGATTGTGCTAGGAAATGCCGTTACAACACTACCTGCTTGAGTGTATGCAGGATAAAGAGACGATGGTGCAGTTAGCATCGACTGATTCAATAAAGTAATTTTGTTTTGATGAACTCTTTCTACTTCATTTTGACGAGCTCCATCCCTATATAATATTTTGTTTATTAAATAATAATCAGACGGCATATTCCAAGTATTAGAACCCGGGGAACCCGGAACAGTTTGTATCAAAGGGGCTATAACACCAAAGGTATCTATAACTTCTTCATATCCTTTTTTAATATCAGCATACCCTGTTCCTGATTGTCTTGCGTTTTCTTTATTAATTTGATAGTTGTATTGGTAAAAGTAATCTTCAAATATATCTAACTGTGCTTGTTTTGCAAACAAGTTAAAATCACTTGGAGATACATAGCCGTAATTATTCTTATTAAGAATAGACAAGACAGTTTGTCTAACTGAATTTATCATCTATAAATCTTTTTTACAAAGATAAACAAAAAAAAAAGAGGGCTAATTTTTAGTCCTCTTTTAGTGTTAGGTTTTGTCAGCTTGTCAATTTATTATGCTTTTGTTACAACAATCCCTACTACTGCTTCAGTTGTAGTAGAACCAATACTTCCTGCTAATTCAATTCCTGCCAAAGCAAACATACTACCTGCAGGTATTACTAAATTTTGAGGACTTACGTCCTCAACAAATCCCGGTGCAGTTAAGTTGTCTGCATTGGTTAACTCAGTAGTTAACGCACCTAATTGAGTCCAAGTTCCTGCTTGGTTAGGGTCTGCTGCTAAATCTCCTGAAGTGTAAAGATTAAATACATAATTAAAGTCTGCTGACGCATTGATAATCCGAGCCATCTTGAAATAGACAGACTGAATTTTTACTGCGTAAGGAAAAATAATAACTGAAGTCTGAGAAGTAGGTGATTGGATTCCTCCCCACTCTACAGTATCTCCATTAAAAGGAGGATTGTTACCTGCACCTAAGTTAATAATTTTTCCGTTATATGAAATTTGGACAAGGTCTTTTTTAAAGTCTTCGGGAAATGTATAAACATCTCTATCTGAATTTGAGAGTTGTGAACCCTTGTTTTGAGTTTCAACATCAGGTGCGACTCCGTGAAACTTAGTTCCATTTGGTATTGCCATGCTCTAATTTTTTATAAGTTACTAAAGAACAAATATACAAATTTTATCCTAGCTTTTTTTCCAAGTATTCTAGCTTATCAATTCCTTCATCTGATTTGAAATAAGATGCTAAAACATAAACAGGGTCTTCGCCAAATGGAATTTGTATCAATCTCTTTTTATTTCCGGGCAAATTAAAATATACATCCTTTTTTTGATTTTTGAATATCAATAATTTTTCATCAAAAAATGTTTGGATTGTAGAGTTTAATTGTAGTCCGGGGTCAGATACTGCACTTAAAAATTCTTTTGGATATTTTTTTGCATATATAAGTATATCTCTTTTTAATTCTGCACTAGACATTTGTGATACATTTCCAAACAGAATTACTTTTCCTAACATTTCAGTTTGTTCTAAAGTAAGTTCTTTAGCGGCTATCAATGCATCTACTTCAACATTTAAGTTTTCAACTTCAGTAGCTGCATCTTTTGCTAAGTCTACCTCTTCAAATTTAACGCCATTCATAGGATGGTAACTAAGAAATGTTTGTAATGCTTGATTTCTTTTTGATACTTGTAACAAGCCATTTTCAAACACAATGGGTCTAACTATTGCGTTTCCGTCTTGCTCTTCCTTGAAGGGACTTTGTTGATTTGTTGCGTACCTTAATTCTCTATTGGTTCCGTTCTCTTCGTCAAACCAAAGAAGTGGTCTACGCTTGGAACTTTTGGATGGTAACATGAAGCTCAAAGGAGCTGATTTTCTTGTGAGTCTATAGACTCGGTCTTTTATTTCTGCTTTTTTTTTCATTATATTAAATTTAAATTTTATTAAAAAAGATAAGGGAGCCCGAAGGCTCCCGTATCATTTAGAGTATGTATTATTCTTCAAATAATACAAAGTTGTTCGCACCCATTACACAAACACATCTTTCTGATAAGAAGTTAACCTTCATTTCATCAATGTCTGTAGTAGCTGCTCCACCTGCAGACCCTGTAATCCATGTCTTATATCTTCTGTCTTCAGTTTCTGAAGCTCGATATCTTACATGAAGGTAAGGTCTCTTAGCGTTTTTACCAAGAACTTGGTCATAAACACTTGTAGAACCTGCCGGTACTAATAAACCTGTGATTGCACCTGAACCCACAACTGCAGGGACACTTGATAAACCGCCTCTCATTGTTGGGTCATTTAGGTATTTCCAATCAGACTTGTAGAAGTCATAACCTCTACGGAATCCTGTGAAACCTAAATTTAACGCCATTTCCTCATCGTTGTCAAATAGTCCATAAGATGTACCACCTGCTCCATATGAGTTTTGAGCTGCTAACATATCGTCAATATCGAAACCGAATTGTCTGTTTAAGAAAATTACATTTTCCTCTATTGCACCTTGTTTATCTAATCTATCAATGACCGCATCGAAGTCTGCTAATGCATCAGGATTACCTCCTGTCCATAAGTTACCTCTTGTACCAACTGCGTGGAATACACCTTCTGAACCAATCAGTCCTGCAACTGCTGCTCCTGAAGCTGCCTCTGCAGGTACTGCTTCAATCATGGATGTTTCTAGGTAATCATCAAATCTTAGCCTTGTTTCGTGCTCAGACTTTAAATACCATAAATATCCTGAACCACCGTCTTCTGTTGAAATTTCAATCCAACCAATTTGAGCCATGTCAGAACCATTTACTAAGTAAGTGTCCTTTAGGATGATTGGGTTGTTTTCGAAGATGTAGTCATCGGATTGTAATGAACCTTGCATTCCTGCTGTTCCTTTTTCAAATTCTGAACCGTAAATGAAAACAGTAGTAGCTGCACCTAAAGCTGCAATTTGACCTGCTGCTTCATAGTATGCTACATCGAATGTGCTGTTTACTAAATCTACAGCAGTTACAACCGCTTTGTTTTCACCACCACCTGCATTGTCTGAGATTACAACTGTTTGACCTATTCTCACAGCGATACCGCCTTGTGCTGAGTATGGGTTTTCACCTGTAATTACAGTACCAACAGGGTTAGCTCCAATAGCTGAATCATTAACTGTTAATGTAGCTGTGTTAGAACCTGCTGCTTGAGCTGATGTTACATTTTCATATTTGATATGTAACCTTCCTTGTTCTGCCCATTTAATAAGGTCAGAGTTAGAAGGCATTTCTGCACCCACCATTTTAATAAATGATGAAAGTGTTC